TAATGTCCGAAGACGGCATCCTGTTGCGTGACTTTTTCCGTGTAATCCCGAAGTTTGGATGGACCTTTTCTCCCCGGCGAATTGGAGGCGACGCTGTCCGCATGGGCCTCCTTCGAGCCAGGGCTCTGTCTTTGGCATATGAGAGCCCCAGGTGTCCTGTGATCTTCATGCTTGCGCTCCGAGCGCTTGAAGTTACTTACGGTTTCAAACCCATCTTCGAGAAAGGACACCACAATCACGAGGTTGAGGAATGGTCCAAGCTCTTCTCCGACCAGATGTACGAGGACCTCACCAAGGGACCGAGCAGACAAGCGCGTGTGGATTATGCTCAGAAGTTCCACTTGTCTGTGCCGATGCAGTTGCGTCTCGAGGAGATACTGTCCCAATGGTCAGGAGAGCCATTAGACCATCCATTGTTTAATTCAGTTTTTGCGCAGAACGATGACCTTTTCTCGTTCGCCGATAATTACGTAGCTGAGACCGAGGCTCTTTGTGTGGGTCTGGTCGACAGCCTGGGTATGTAAGTAGGAGCATTGCTCCCCTGGTGTGTGTGGCAAGCACGCCTTGAAATGTTGCCATGGGGTCAACCAACAGCTCTTCGGAGTAGACCAAAACAGTGTACACTAGTGTGCTCAATAATTCTGTGCTAACCAAAATGCCAAGAGACTGCACGGCTCTAATGTTGGAATGACGTACAGTCCCGTTCCCCTTTGCGGTATCCCATACTAATAGTTGATTGGACCACTCCCTTCGCGAGACAATCATATGAATGCAAACAGAAACCGACGCAGTGCTCTCGACGAGCTCGTCGCCAAAAAGTGCCTCACAGCCGATGGAAAAGACTGGCTCATCTCAGCCCTTGACCCCTTCCACGACTACAACCATCAGATCGCAGGATATCCCGATGCAGACTGCTCCCAAACAGTCGTGTCCTGCTTCAACTTCGCAGCCGAAATCACCGCACCAGCAGCTCTCGCAGACGGAGCCACATGGGACGCCCATGTTTACTCCATGCCCTTGGCAAAGAGTTCGACATACACCATGTGCTCAGAGGACGGTCTGTGGTACGCGGCCACTGACACAGCAAACACTGCACCTCTTGGCCTCCTCAACGTCTGCACAGCCTATAGTGGCACCCCTCTCATCCCCACCACAGCCCCAATCGCAGGCAAACAGTACCGCACCCTCCCAGACATCGGTGTCACAGACCTCGTCTCTGGAAACAGTCGTGTCATCGGTGCAGGATTCGAAATCACCAATACCACCTCAGATCTCTACAAGCAAGGAACCCTCACTGCCTATAGAATGCCCCAAAACCCAGCCACCCACAGCCAAGCTGTTGCCTCAATCGTGTACTCGCGCGGATATATGGCGACGGGTGTGAGACTGCAACAGGTCCCGTCTGGAGTGTCCGACGCTAATAAGATGGCCGGATCACGCACTTGGGAAGCAAAGGAGGGCGCCTATGCCACAATCTATCAAAGTACGGTGCACAACCCGTTGATGGCATCGTCGAACAAGTTCGTATTCGTCGGAGAACCCCAACAAACTTCTTCCTCGGACTCCACCGACATGATGATCTCCTCTAGTGATCACATGGCGCCGTTTGGAGACGTGTGCTTTCCCCCTGACCTGCAGAAGACCATCCCCTATGACACCACAGGTGTGTTTCTCACCGGTCTGTCTGCACAAACCACCATCTCTGTGAAGCTTAAGGTGTACGTTGAAAGAGCGCCAAGCTTCCAGGATGCGATTCTATGTCCCCTCGCTAGCCCATCGGCTGGCTACGACATCAATGCACTCCAATTGTATGCCCAACTCGTCAATTGTCTCCCTTGCGCCGTTCGTGTTTCAGAAAACGGCCTCGGAGACTGGTGGAGGGGTATACTTAAGGTTGTGCGCGATGTTGCAGAGCCGCTTGGAAGGACCCTCGGTACGTTTCTACCTGGAGCTGGCCTTGTTGGCTCGGCAGCCACAAAGGTGGCCGGTACTCTTTATACAGCCTCAGGTGGCAGCGACAGAAAGCAATCAGGAGCAGAAAAGAAACCAAAGCAAATCACCGGACCCGTTAAGCTTCGCAAGATGAAGCCCAAGTTCATAAAGTAATGTGTCGACCAATGATTCAGCGCGGTGGGCGGGCTTGTGCCCGCCCCAGTGTCTTCGCACATCAGACAAGGTGGTGCCGTTCGTGGAGCGACAATCGCCCTCAGCAGCCTGAGGTCCAGAATGACGGGTATTTCCCCAAGAT